TATATCTATATTCTTTCTAGTTAATTTAACGACTCGCTGCGTTGCCATCTTCTCCACATAAGATGTATCCACCGTTTTTGTATTAGTAAACTGAGCGAAAATGGGGTCCCCTTTATCCCCATATTCAATAGGATTTTCACTCAAAATTTGTTTGTAGCATGCCATGAAGCATACATTTTCTAACCATTCGTACTTTTTTGCCCGATCGTCGCATGGCGAGGCTGAGTAACTAACCTCTTCCGTCTGAAGGAGTCATAAGACCCCTTCTAACGAAAAGATCTCAACCAACACCCGTGGCGTGAACTTCAAAAATAGATTTCCATTGTAATCACCTTCAGTTCCGACGTGTAGTCCATAGGCGCAATGCTCAAATATCACAGGCAAGCCACAATCTCCTGGTTGTGTAGGGCAATTGTATATTGCTTCCCCATCCTCTTTGGTTTGTCCATTTGGATTAAACTTTGTGGTGGAGACTGCATACATCCATTTCCCATTCCTTTCAACAGTGATGTGTGGCGTAAAGTCCATAGTTTGTTGTCCTACGGTTACCTGCTTCATGTTCTTCTTCAGTTCATCATCCTTCAGAACAGCCAAATCATAAAATCCTGAAACCTTTACCTTTTCTCTAAAAATAGTGTAGAATTTTGTCGTGGTTTTCTCTCCCTGTTTTTGGTCTATCCCTATTGTCAAATTTTCTTCCTTCATGAAATGCTTTGGGAATGCAATAAATGTCTTTCCATTCATGGTCGATTTATAGTGTGTAGCAAAACCAATATGTACTTTTCCTGAATATACTTTATATGCGGGAGGGGGAGTAGTGGCCGGTAAGAGTTCTGAACCCTTTACCGCCGCCTCTCGACCCTGTGCTTTTGGTTGTTTATCATCACTAACTATAACTGGTATTTTGGAGTAAGTCGTTGTGGTAGCAGTGGTATTAGTAGGAGTTTTTACAAGTTCTCGCACCTTCTCTACTGGGCCAGTTTCTTTTCCCGACCTTAGCTGGGCAACTTCTC